ATGAACAGACAGCAAAGAGATCAGGTCCTACAACAACTAGACAGTTTTGATGAAACTAACTTTAAAGAATTAGTTGCTGACCTTTATAAGGATAGTGGGAATTTAAATGAAATAGCGTTAGGTGACATCCCCCTAAATGATTACATTACTTTAGTTCTAAAAATATATGATCATTTCAAGCAAGAAATGGAGAATTCAAATTACATTACTCTTCCCTTTAATTATTCTTATGGGGGGGAATTAGGTAACGGTAATTTGCAAAGTGACTTAGCGAATTTAGCATCATATATTTCAAATAAAAACTTTACTAGCACATTGCCATTCTTAATGCGCTTAGCTCATTATCAGAGACAAAATGGTTTCTGGGAGTTCAATACAAGAAGATTGTTCAAAAAAAATGAAAGAAGAATTTCCCAAGATAATGATTTGCTCGATGCTAAAAGGTTAATAATTGAAAAAAGAGCAGATGAACTTGATTTACTTGTTGCTAAAGTAGCAGAAATTGAAATTAACGTTTCAAACTTCCTCGAAGAAAGCAGTTCAAGAGTTAAAATGCTTGAATCATCTCTCCAAAATATTATAAGTCAAAATGACAATATAAATAATATGTTTACTAATGCCTCCAGTGTAGTTGAAAAAATAAACTCACAACTTTCATTAGGCGAAAGTAAAAGAAAAGATCTGGATACTCTGCATGATGAATCTAAGAAAGAACTTTCAGAAATAAAAGTCAACCTGTCAAAATTTAAAGAAGAAATCCTTGAAAACCAAAATACATTCAATAAATTAGAGCAATCTTTTGACGAAAAACTCACCTTTGTTGAAGAGAAGCACTCCTACTTCGATGAAAGAAATAGTTATTTAGATGACTTAATCGGCAGGGAAGTAGGCGCATCTCTTTTTGAAACATTCAAACAACGAAAGATTGAGCTATCACCGTCTGTAACTTTTTGGAAGTGGGCAGTCCCGGCTTTGGCTACTTTATGTTTAGTTTGGGTTTTTCTTCTATTCCATTGGAGTGCTTCCCAGGAAATGGATTATAAATTATTAATTATTAATTCTCTTAAAGCACTCCCCGCAATTGGCCTTTTGCTTTTTGGAATCGCACAGTATGGCAAAGAGCGAAACTTCCAGGAGGAGTATGCCTTTAAATCTGCCGTTGCTTTAACACTAAATTCTTATGCAGACCAACTTTTGGTTTCTGAAAATAAAGATGCTCTTATCCTTGCTTCTGTATCATCAATTTATAAATCTCCAATTCATCAGTCTAAAATTAAGATCGAAGATGGTAAAAGTGCTATCGATTCATTATCAGATCTGATATCCAAGATTAAGGAGATAAAGCCGAAGGAAAAGGATTGAAATAGATAAGGGAGTGGTTTCAACCACTCCTTTATTTGAAGGGCAAAGCTATTATTTAAATATATTGAACTCAAATTTAAATACATTTTCACGAAATTCTTTCGCTTCCCAACGTAAGTAGGCTACTTGCCACGCGCCACCTCCATTATCAAATGTGTTATCTGCAATAGGAACTCAATGAAGTTTCCCACTCTCAACTCTCTTGAATCTTACATCCCAGTAATCGCCGCGTGGCCACAGTACATATCTGTAATGTGGTCCCCAGCTGTCATTCCAGATCGCGTCATAGGTCAGCTTTTCACCCCGTTCCATGAAGATAAAAAGTGCGCTGTTAAGTGAGTACCTCACATTTTGTAGCCCTCTGCAAATTCTAATACTGTATATAATTACAGCATTTTGGGTTTCATACTTTTCAGTTTCGATTTGTCCCCCTGACTAGCTCGCAAGCCTTGCCCTGACTGGTTTTACATGCCGCCCGTTTTCACCAACTGAGATCCAAGCGAGATCCAGCCGCATGACATAATTCACAAAATATCTTTATTTTTTAAGTGGTTGCCATTTTCGTTAGATCCTCAATCGATCCCCAAAACTGAAAAACACTGAAATTCTTTTCACTGTTTTCAGTTGGCGAACTCCGGCAGAAAGCCAGCAGCGGCGCGGGCTGGCGTGGCGGTTTGTAGAAAACTGAAACTGAAAAATTTTCCTGATGCAAAACTCGCAGGCGGGTGCGGTGTAGCGCCGATTTTGTCTGCGAAGCATTTATTTTGCCGGGGCTGTGGCGCAGCCAGCGCCACGCTGTGCTTACGATCTCTTTGCGGTATGGTCGTGCAATGGATGCGCCTGAGCGTGGCGCTGCGTGCGCCCTGTGCGGTCTGGTGAAGGGCAATAAAAAACCCGCTGCGGTAGCGGGTTCGGGATGGCGGCTTACTGGCCGATAACAGGGGAATATTTGGTATTAAGCGCGGCGGCCTGCTGTCCGCTCTGGGCAATGGCGGCGCTGTTTGTCGGCTGTCCGGTGTCCGGGTGCGTATGGCTGGCCAGTTGATTAGCAAGCTGCTCAACAAGCGCCACGGTATCGAGCATCAGCTGGGCTACGTTGATTTGTGCCGACCCAATCCACACCACCGGCGCGATAATCTCCTGACGCGTTCCAGCTATGCTCTGGCGCAACTGGCCAATCTTTTCTGTCAGCGCCTGACCGACGGTGATCGCCGCGGTGCCGGTGATATCGGTCTCTGCACTACCGCCCACTGTAATCAGCTGATCGCCCTGCGCGGCCATGCTGTAACTGCCGGTCGTGACCTGCTGAACGGCACCGGCCATCAGCGAAGCCGTACCGAGCACCGTCGTCTTATCCGTCGCTTTGATGGTCGTTGTGCGGCTGACCAGCTCGCGGGTTTCGCTGTCGGCTTTGACCTCGCGCGCCATTGAGGTTTCACGGATAGCCTGATCGGTTTTACGCTCCCAGTCGCCGGCCTGCGTAACGCGCTGTGACACTTCCTCGCGCTGCTGTTGCAGCTGCTCGCCGGGCTTCACGTCCGGCAGGCTGGTCCCTTCCGGCATGGTCTGACGCACAAACGGCTTGTCCGGCCGGCCGCCGGTAAAACCGACTTCAACCAGCGTTCCCTCTGGCGGAAACTGAAACATCCCCGAATCGTTACCGGCCATCGGCACCGGCAGCGGCACCGCCGGATAAACCGGCGTGCTGCCGTCTGGCTTACCGTCCGCGTCCAGCAGCTGCACATCTACGGCGTAACGCGGCCTGAACGGGTCGGCAAAGTTACCGCTGCTGACCGCTTCACTGGATGCCACCACCCGCGCCATCTTTGGCAGGTGCAGGCCGCTGGCCATTTCCGGATACTGGCTTTCAATCTGGCGCTGCAGCGATGTTTTCTGTAATGGCTGGCCGGTAGTGCGATTTCGCGGCGTCCAGGTGATTGTCATGGTGTCGCCGGCCAGCTGGACTTTCGTCACGCGCTGGCCGTTCAGCTCGACGCCCGGTCGCATAGACTGAATCACCGGGATCGTCATTGAGTTGCCGCCGGCAGCGCCCAGACTGAACTCCGGCGGGATATCAACCGGCCTGCCCGCAAACAGCGACTTTCCAGCCCCGCCGACATACATGCCGCCATCAGGCAGCTGATACCAGACGTAATCACTGATGCCGAACGCGCGCCCGAGGTTTCCCAACAGCTGGAACCCGGTGCCGCTGTGCGTAAAGTGCGGGATCGGCTTATCGCTATAATCCGCTGCCGGCACGCTGAAGGTAAGCCCGCTGTTTTCTTCCAGCCAGGCGGTAATCTGGCGCAGCGTCGGATGCTGAAAAGAGCACGGCCAGCTGCGGTCAAACACCCCGGACAGCTCCCGCACAAAAAGTCGCTGATATCCGGTTTCAGCGGGCTGCGATCGCTCAACGTAGCCGGTAAACCAGCGCAGCACGCGGTCAGCGTAGCCGGTATCGATGCGGACCATTTTGCCGGTGTAATCGGTCTGGGTCCGGGCGGTGATAAAGCCCCGGCCACAGCTGTTAAGCTCCAGCACAAGGCTGGCATCAGCCAGGTGGATTTCATCGGTTGAGAGGTAAAGGCGCGTTACAGGTTTCATCGCTATTCCAGTGCGTCGTTAACAGGTTTAAGCACGCGGCGCTCAAACCACGTCATTTGTTCGTCGCTTTCGGCAGCTGCTCCGCTGCCGTTCCCGGTCTGTTTCGTGGCCGTGGCTTTGCCGCTGGCGCGCGCCTCGCGCTTCTCCTGCACGCTGACGTGCTCGGTCAGCGTGAACGTAATCAGCCAGGCCATTTTTCCTTCCTGCTGCGGGGCGTCAACGTTGCCGGTAAACGTCGCTTCGCGGAAGCTCACCGCGCGCGCCACCTCGTGCGCAACGCGGTATTTCAGGCGCTGCCCTTTTGCATCGGTCGCCGATGCCAGCTCAAAGATGCGCTTCAGCACGGCGATTTCACTGAACCCGATTTCACCGCTGATGCGCAGCTCCTTCCCCTTGATGCCCTGTTCCGCTTTGGCCGTCGAACTGGTCTGCCCGGACTGGTCCTTGTCCTGAAACGCCATTGAGAGCGTGGCCCGCATGTTCTTTAGCGGGATGCCCTCGCCGTTAAGCGCCAGCGTCGGATTCGATTTCATGGATCATCCCCCTGATTCCTTCAAGATTGTCGCCAACCAGCATCATTGCCGCCGTATACACGGCAGACGGCTGCGGAATGTCTTTCACCAGCTGCGTCAGCGTGGTGACCACATCACCGCTGCCGGTAAAGACCCACGCGCGCGCGCTTTTGCCCTGCAGATCGGCAAGCCCCTCCGCGACCTCAGCCAGCAGCGAATTACGCAGTTCGCCAAACGCGGCCAGCTGCGCTTTCAGCGCCTCCATTCCTGCGCCAGCGCCTGATTCACTCTGCGCCTGCTTCACCGCTGCCGCTGCCAGTGCGACCCGGCTCGTAGGCACGGAAAGCGGCACGGATGGCGGCAGGCTGACGCCGCGCGCGGGGATTTGCATTTTCTCCGTGGCCAGCGCGGCGGCGGACTGCGCCAGCCGCCTTGCCTGCACAAAAGCCGGCGCGGGAAACACATCGGCCAGCTGGTTCAGGGCAGACATAAAAAGGGTATGCGACTCGCTGGCCACCATGAAAACAGCCACCTCAGCCGTGCCGCCAATGCCGGCGAGTTTTCCGGCCAGATATTCCGCCGCGTTGACCGGGCTGAGATACGCGCCGTTATCCGTCTGCTGCCCCAGACCGTACACCCACGGATGCGCGGGGATAACGCTGCAGCTCAGTGACGCCACCGAATCCGTAAATGCCAGTCGCGCTTCACGCCACACCTTCAGGCACCTCCGGCCAGACGATAGCGGCAGGCGCATCGCAGTTGATATTCAGCAGGTCAACGCGGTAATTCCGGCAGGCCAGCAGCAGCGCGTTTTGCTCGTCGCTCGCCCGGCCCAGTTCAGCCGCATCGCTGAGTGAATCAATCACCAGGGTAATTGCCTGCAAACGGGCCTGCCTTTCCTGCTTCGCCGCTGCCACAAGCTGCGCCTGCGTCAGCTCCACGCGGCTGATTTTCCCTTTTGAAAACTTCCAGCTGCCGTCAACGTCCAGCCCGGCAGGCTGAGACGACGCCTTTAATTCGCGGACGCTTAGACCCTCCGGCATGATGGTAGACACGTCCAGCGAGAACTGACGGATCAGGCCGTTTTCATCAATGGCAATTTTCAGCGTGTCGGCGCTGAATTTTTTCTGGCTCTCGTACCAGTCGGTCCCGTTCTCATCCCGGAGAAAAATCACCGGCATCCCTGTCATGCTGAATACGTCAGCAGCCAGCGCGGCGTTTTCAGTGCCCGCGTCGCTCATAGCTTCTGGCGTGTAACGTTTTAAATTATTCAGTACCTGCATCATGCGACCCCTACGTTGTACCAGTTGCCATTCACTAAAATCTGCGGGTAGCGATACCGCACCGCCGTCCAGTTCCCCTTCTGCTGAATAGCCACAACCACCGTGCCATCGGGTGCAACTGCGTAGGCGTTATCATTGTTGCCGTTGTTGGCCTCGCCCAGCCCGGCCAGCCTGAAGCTCTGCACACGGTTTACCTGACCGTCATTCGCCTTGTTCCAGGCGTCGTTAGCGCGGTTTTGCACGCCCGCAATAAAATCACCCAGCCAGCCGCCCCATTTGTTACCCCAGACGTTGCCGTCAGAAACGAGCCTGGCGCCTGCGGTTCCAACATTCAGCTGACCGCGAACAGATGCATTGCCGCCAAACTCAACCGACCCGTCTGTATAGCTGACCCTGATAGGGCGCAGATCGTTAAACGTGCCGTAAGGGTCGTTATCTTTGGTAAACAGCAGATACCAGTTAGCGCCATCAAAACGCGTGAATGCGCCTCGGTTGCTGTAAGCGATACGGAAACCATTCACCGCCTGCGTCTGAACCTCGCCCAGACTGCGAAAGGTCAGGTCGCAGTAAGCCATCGCTGAACTCTTATCCCAGCGGAAAACACGCGTATTTTTTGCGTAGACATCCAGCACCCCATCACCCGCATAAACCAGCCCCGTATCCGCGCCGCCGACGTTGACTGTAGCCATGTTCGGATCGGCAAAGACGCCCGATGGCGCTGCGGAGATGGAAAGCGTGTGCACGATTTTTACCGCGCCGCTGACGGTGCCACCGTCTTTTTTGCTCAGGTACAAATCATCCGTGTCCTTGCGGCTCAGCACCTTCAGATTATCCCGCGCCCGCGCCTGCGCTTCCTCACCGCGTGCGGCGATTTCGGCCAGATCGGCATCGATACGCAGAAAGGATTTCGCCCCCACCTGGTCGGCCAGAGAGCCTTTCGGGCGCAGGTCGGTGATCGCACCGTCCGCATCGATGCTGGCCAGCGCAAACACGTAGTGCTTTACGCCGTTCTGCTCATAGCCGGCATGGTCAGCGGCCACGGTGATTTTGCTGTGTACGCCCCAGACGCTGGCAAGCGTCCCGGTCCAGCACACGTCAAGCCAGACCTTTACGGGCTTAGCGCTGACGCTGATATCCTGATTTGCATCCAGCTGCGCGCGCAGCCCGGCCACGTATCCCGCGCCACGGGTGACGAAATACTGCGACCCGGTTTTAGCAACCAGCCAGCCATCACCGAAAAACGCCCCTGCGCCGTAGATATCCACGTTTTCAAGCCGCTGGCGCTCGTCCATCGCCGCCATGCGCGCGGTGAAATCAATCTGCCACGTCTCCGCTGGCGTGGTGATGCCGGTTTCCTGCTGTGCGCCGCTGTATTCCATGAGAAATGAGCGGGTCAGCACGTTGCCCTGCTGGCCGTCTTTGGTTTTAAGCTTCTGCTGTGCCGGCGCGTGTACGATCATGGCCAGCACGCCGCTGGCTTTATTAACGAGGCCAATCCAGTTAAACGAGAAGTCGCCCACGTCCGCGCCCAGCACCACTGAATGCACAACGGCATTTTCGTTAACCACGCCCTTACGCGTGATCGCCTGACGGTGAACAATCTGCGCATCCGGCGGGATGCCCTCGCTGCGGTCAACCGGCTTTGACGGATCGAGGCCCGGCACGCTGGCGAAAATGAATTCATCCAGCAGCACCGGCTCACCGGATTCCCCCTGGCGGGCTTTCCACTCTTCAAACGCTTTGGTAATCGCTGTCTGTGACATAATTTTTCCCTTAAATCCCTGCGCTGAACGTCGCGCTGGCCACGTCTTCACCGGCCATCTTTGCCGGGTAAACCACATAATCGCCCTGGTCCCAGCCGGCGCGGATGGTGAACGGCTGCGAGGTGATCACCTCAAACTGATAGCGGCGGCACGTCCTGCCGTACTGCCGGATTATCTGAAGCAAAAGCTCAGCGTTATCCGCAATCTGACTGTCCGACACGCGGACCAGGATCACGTCCCAGTCAATCTCCGGCTGGCGCTCCAGCAGCTCCACGTATCCGATGCCGAGGCGCTCGAAGATACTGATAAACCCGGCAACCGAACCGGCGTCACGCGCGTTGATGAAGGCGTACGCCACGCGCTTACGAAACAGCGTGAGCGGCTCGCCGTTAAACCGCGTGATATCCCGGTCATACGCCATCAGCCTGAGAAGCGGCTCTGAACAGGTCAGCGGGTCAAACTGCCCGACCGGCCACGTCACCCAGCCGTAAACCAGCGCCCAGAACTTACGCGCGGCTTTCAGCAGCTTTTCCGGCTCGCCCCGGCGCATCCACGTCGGCAGGCTCAGCCCTGCCAGCTTTTTACTGAAATCAGTCATGCTCAATGCTCACCGTCAGGCTGTTGAGGCGCGGCACGCTCAGCTCGCTCACGATATCGGCGAGCGAAAACGTAATGGAATCCACCTCCGGAAACGCCCGGTGCAGCTCGCGCCCGAGGCTGGAAAACGAAAACCGCGCGTATGGCCATGTTTTTTTCACATCAAAATCCGTGTTTTCCCGGAAGGCGCAGCGGATAAGGTTTGCCGCGTTTTTCTTCAGCAGCGCCTGACTCTCTGCGGTCATGTTGTCCGGGTCTTTGACGAACAGCACCACGTCCAGATCGTGCCGCGTTTCCGGCATACCGAAGCACTGCAGATCGTCGCCGTGGCCGTGGTGGCCCTGCGAATTGATGTAGTCATTGACCGCCGCGATAAACGGCTCAGACACCACGCCGGAATCCAGCAGCAGGTAAGCGTTAGCCGTACCCGGCCCGCGCGGCGCGTCGTGCAGAAAGAAAATCCGGTCAATGCTCAGCCCGACCACCCCGGCGATCATTGAGCGGTACACCGCGTCGGTGTGGTAGTTGCCCACCAGGTTAAACTGATTGCGGCAGCGCTCGCGCAGCTCGTCGTCACTTTCTTCATTCGCCCCCGGCACGGTCAGCCAGTCTTCCTCACTTTCCACGCGGCTGATGCCGGTCACTGCCACCGGCAGGATGCGGTAATAGCCCGGCGCAAGGTTAAAAGCCGCACCGGCCTCCGCTGCACGCACGGGGATCAGCGCGCTGGCCTCGCCCGCTGCAATCGTGAAATCGGCCACCGTGGCCAGCTCGTAAACCACGCCGTTAATGCGCTCGGTGATAATGCGCGTGCCGGCCTGAACCGTGACCTCTGCGCCGGCGTTCTCCTTCCAGAAGCGGATCACGCCCTCTGCCCGGCTTGCCGGTTTGGCCGTAACGTTGACCGCCCACGCCAGCAGGCGCAGCATCTTCCCGCTGGCCGTGGCGACAAACATATTGGCCAGCACCGTGTTTACCATCACGTCAGCCAGCCACAGCACCGGCGCGGTGATGATGGCGGTGACGAGCCGCCAGAACGGCGACATGCGCGAGGTGTTCGTGATTAACCCCTCCTGCGCCGCGATGGCGGTAAACTTCGCCTTAAGCTCTGCCTCCGTTACCGGCATTCCGCTCGCCTTCACGACCTCCGTGAAATCAACCTGCGGCTTTTCCGTCATATATCCACTCCGTAGGCAATCGCGCCAAAATCATACGTTCCCGCCGTGACCCACAGCCGGGACAGGCTTTCTTCTGTCAGCTCAATCGTGCCCGGAATAATCCGGTCGTCGTCTTCTATCAGTAATTCCAGCCGGGTCAGAATATCCGCGCGCAGCGTGGGGCTGCGTTCGGCAATTAATTCCGTCAGCAGACCGGACTCTAAAATTGCGTGCGCAATATCCTGCTGAATACTTTTCCGGTTATTGCAGGTTACTGGCTCGTTACCGGTATTTAATACAAAGTTGCCGTTTTCAATCAGCAGGTCGATATAAAGTAATTCACTCATCCAGCCAGCTCCTGCCATTCCATTAGCTGCTGTGGCGTCATGCCGCCACCCGTATTAATTTCCACCTTATCGATGCGGCGGCTGTTATCCGTCACGCTACGGTTGCTGTTGCTGATGGTTTTATTAATGCCGCCCGCTTCAATGCCTTTTAGCTGGCCGCCGGTTGTCAGATTACTTTCCACGCGCGGCGGTGGCGGTGCAGGTTCGCCAAATTCCGCAATATCCACGCCGGGAATTTTATTCAGCTTTGCAATAATCCAGTTGAGCGAACTCAGCGCGGTCCTTTTGATGTTGTCCCACAGGTTCGCGAACAGGTTCATAATCCCGCTGGCCATGTTGCCCAGCGTGTCCGTAACCGAAAACCCGGCCAGCAGCGCGACAAAGCTGCTCCAGCCGTCGCTGATAAACGCCCAGGCATTCCCAAATACGCCGGCAACCCCCGCCACCGCCGCCGATACCGCCTCGAAAGCGCCGGTGTTCATTACGGCGGCTTTGATGGCGTCCCAGTGCTTAACCAGCAGATAACAGCCGGCGGCCAGCAGCGCCACCGCACCAATAATCAGCAGGATCGGCCAGCTCATAAAATTAATGGCAAGCCCGGTCGTCATTGCCGCAATGCGCACTGCCAGAAGCACGCCGCGCAGGGTACGCATCACAAGGGCGTAGGCTTTCACCGCTGCGCCAGCCAGCCACACCGCACCGGTGTACAGGCGCGTCACCATCAGAAGCCCGGTCAGGATGCTGCGCAGCCCGGCCATCACAAACGTGGCCACGCCAATCACGATATTCATCACCGCGCCCGCGCCGGCAAAACTCAGCACGGCCAGCGCCACGTATCCAATCAGGCGCGCGATATTGGGAAACATCTGCATCCACCGTGCGAAAGTCTGCCCCATATCCGCCAGGCGGTTCAGCAGCGGATAAATCACCGGGATAAGCGTAAGCCCGATAACGCGCCGGATGGCCTCAAGGATCTGGATAAACCGGTCCCACGGCTTCACCATCTTCGCGGCCATTTCCTGCGTGCGCTTCAGCCCGTCATTGCCGCCCAGCTCGGTGATGTTGCGCTGCAGCGCGGTGACGTTCCCCCACAGCTGTTTGACCACCGCCGAACTGTCACCGAACGCGTCATCAAGCGCCTTCTGCGCCGTGACGTTGCCGGCAATGCTGTCGCCGTATTTCGCCTGCAGCTTTGTAAGGATTTCCGGCATTGACAGCATCTGGCCAGCCGCGTTTTTAAAGCTCAGCCCGAGTTTTTTAGCGCCATCCTGCGCGCCGGTCAGAAAGCCTTCGTACGAACTGGACGCCTCAGTCCCGAGCGTGCGCTGCAGCTCACCCATAACGGCAAGCTGCTCATTGAGACCGATGCCGTAGTTTGTGCCGACGCCGCGCGCGCCCTCCATGAGGTCTTTAACCACGCCCATTTCCACGCCGAAGCGCTGGCGCATAAACGCCATCTTGTCGGCCAGCTGTTCAGCAAACTGCACCTTGCCGACGCGCTCCGCTTCCTCCCGGAAGTTGCCGAACATCTGCCCCATGAATTCAGCCGACTCCGCGGCTGTGCTGCCCATAGCGGCGGCCATCAGGTTAGCCGTGCGGGTGACCTTCGGCAGCTCAACGCTGGTCAGCCCGCCGATGGCCGCATTAATGCTGGCCGTTGACTGCACAAACTCAACGGCGCTTTTGCCGTAGGTCATCGAAAAAATGTTGGCATCTTTCTCAACCTGCTTCAGCGCGCCGGTATCGATGCCGCGCGCGGTCTGTTCCTGAAGTGCGTCATACATTTCAATGGCCGGACCCAGCGCGCCCTTAATGGCCTGCCCGACGCCCCACAGCGCCGCGCCGCCGATGCCGATACGCTGAAACGACGCGCGCGACTTATCGGCAAACTCGGTAACGCCCGTTTGCGCCTGCCGCAGCGGCCGCGTGAGTTTGTCGATCAGCGATAGCGTAAATTCCAGCTGTTTCATTCACTTCCCTTAAATGCCAGCGCAATACCGTTCGCGATGGCGATGCGCTGGTTTTCCCAGTAGCGGTTATCAAGCCACAGCGCGGCGGCGAGGTTATCCGCGCTGTCGTCCTCACCGGGCAACCAGCGCCGGCGCAGAATTAAATATTGTTCGAGTCCGTTCGCGTCGATATTACGGACCCGCTCACTTAGTTTTTTACGATGATTTCCAGCTCTGGCGTATATTCTTCCAGCACCTTACCGGTAATCTGCAAAGCCGCGCCCGGCTGTTTCAGCAGTTCCTGCAGCGCTTCTTTGGTTTCAGGCGTCACGATGCGCGTAAGGAAGTTATGCGCCGGGGAAACTTTATTTCCCATCGTGATTTCGTTGATATATTTGTGATAGGCGGTGACGTTTGGTGCAAAAGAAACATCTTTACCCGCAATCGTCATATCAATGTTTTTATCAGACATATTATTTACTCTCTCTTAATATAATTTCGTCAACAAGCTGGTTATGGCGCGCCGCGCAGACGGAATAAATATCAATCCACTGATTTAATGATTCCGCTGCGGCTCTGCCGTTGGTTCCTGTTAATCGGGGAAGATTAACGGGGCATTTCGTTTTCAGATTTTCCTGAAAGGGTACGCTCTGCATTTTCAGCGGCGGCGTTGTACAGCCGGAAATAATCACCAGACAGGCAATCATTGCTGAATACAGGATTATCCAGTTCAGCGCGTAAACCTGCCGGTATCGCACCTTTTAATTCCTCCAGTTTATCCTCAAGCTGCCGGGCCGACTGACTGGCAACGCCCTGCAGCTGATCGCGCGCCCTGTCGGCGGCAAGCCCGGCGGCGCGTTCCGCGACCAGCTCCACGCTGTCGCGCTTCCACTCCGCGCCGGTCCATCCCGCCAGAAACGCCAGCCCCAGACCGGCCAGCACAAACAGCACGTCTCTGGCCATCAGCGCACCCCGTTGTGCTCAAGGCTGAAGTGATTGCCGTCCGGATTGGACTTAAAGCGCCCGCCCCAGCTGCCGCCCAGCGATTCCCAGTACTCACCCAACGCGCGGTAATCCTCGGTTCGGGTCTTGTACTCGCCGTTGATGAACAGGTTAAAGTCCACCGCCAGCCGCTGCGTGTGCAGGCTGTTGCTGATGCCGCTGCCCTTTCTCGCATTCAGCGCAGCCTGCTCCGGCGTGCGGAAAGCCTCGCCGAAGGTCAGCCGCATCCCGTGGTCATTTGCCCAGATGATCAGCTGCGCAACCAGCACGGTAAACAGCTGCTGTTTTTCTGATAGCGTCACTGCATTTTCTCCTTATCGTCGCCACCCAGCCGTCGACGTAACCACACCTCACAGAACTGGTAACCCAGAATCCCCAGCCCCGAACCCAGCCCGTTGATCGCAAGCGGCGACATATCCGGGAACTGCACCAGCGCCGCGCCTGCGGCCACCGAAATAGCCGACCCGAGAATGACGCGCCCGGCAACCAGTCGCGCGGTGATTTTTTCATTGCTGGTCAGCACCTTGCCCAGCGCGATGATCGCGCCGATGCAAAGCAGCTGCAGCAGCGTTTTTTCATGGTCCTGCATTGCCTTTCCCTTAGCTGATCAGGCTTTCCGTTGCCGCCGCTTCCAGATACGGCACGCCGTTGATGTTCACGAACTTCGGACTGGTCACGAAGTATTTCACCTTGTGCGTGCTCAGCGCGCCGCCCTTCGGATCGATATCGAGGATGTTGCTCAGGACCAGCTTGCAGCCGAACGCCTCCACCTTCGTTTCCTCCGTGCCGACCTTCGCATAAAACAGGAAGTCCAGCGCATCGATACCGCGCCACGACCCCGCCGCGCGCGCTTTGGCCGTCAGCTGCTGAAACGTCTTGCTGCTGAGTTCAATTTCCCCCTCTGCCGTCACGTCGCCTGCGGTGTAGCCGTCCGGCACGCCACGGGTTGAGGCTGCTGCGGTGTTGTCGGTGATATCGAGCGAGATTTTTTCTACGTGAAGCAGTTCGCCATCAATGTTTACATCGAATGACTGACCGCTGATGCGCTGGCTCATGCCGCCCCCTCATTGCTGTCCAGGCTGGTATCGAGCACCAGACCCACGGTGATTTCCTTTGGCGATTCAACCGGACGCATCACGATATAAATCTCCACCTTTGTAGCCGTTTTCCAGCTAACCGATACGTCACCGTCGCGCGGCGTCTTGACCTCACCGGGAAAGCGGATGCCGTTAATCTGGCTGGACTGCGACATTTCACGCAGCGGCTTCGCAAAATTCTGCTCAGTCGCGGCAATGCTGCCGGGCGTGCTGTTCATGGCGCGGTCAGCGATGCGGGCAATGGCCAGCAGGCGAACGCGGCGCGCGATTTTGTCCGCAATGCGCAGGTATTCGATAACCTGATAATCACCGCCCTCCACGTCCAGCGTGCGCCCGTCCGCCCAGTAAAGCCCGTCATAGTCCGGATACCACATCGGCACGCTGTAGCGCAGTTTTTCCAGCGCCTGCAGCGTGGCCAGATCGAGCACCGCGCCCGTACCATCTTCAGGCAGCTCGTCGCGGCCCATGCTCAGCAGCGCGCCGGTTTTCACCCGCGCCGGGCTGTCGGCAATGGTCACGCTGCGGTTACACAGACGCCCGGCCAGCACGCCCGGCTCGTTCCCCCACAGGCGCGGCACCAGCTGCACCGCTGAGGCAGAAATACCGCTTTGCAGCGTGCTCAGGCGCGTCAGGTAGTCCGCCCAGCTTTCCTCACCCGCTGGCCCGCCAACAGACAGCATGAACCAGACCCAGCGCCCGTATTTCGCCAGCAGCGTGTTACGAAGCGTGGCGGCGGCGTTAATCACCGCCTTTTCATCGATATCCACGCACAGCACGACGCCCTCAACCGAGGCCACGCGCTGCGCCTGTAAGACCGCATCGACCCAGCCGGACGCCTCCGTATCCTCTGCCAGCACGTGCACATATGCGGACCAGTTCTGGCCGGCGTTATCCAGCGCGGCTTTTACCTGGCTTTTCAGCACGGTATCTGCCGCGCCCAGCTGCGTGTCAAAATCGGTCTGGGTATTGACCGCCAGCGTTTTACCGGCGTTGGTCGCGCCCGTTCCCACAAAGAGCACAACGCGCTCAATGTCCTTTGTTTCACCCTGCAGCTGATTAAGCTGATTGATCGTGACCGTTGGCCAACTCATATACTTCCCCTGATATCCTGCGCTTTGACGTCCCAGCCGTAGCCAATGGCCTGCAGCTGGCGCGCCAGTGCCTTGTTGAAATCCTCGCTGCTCATCCCGACAAACGGACGGGACGGCAAATCGACTGACCACACCGATTTAGCTGCTTTGCCGCTCAGTTTGCGGATCAGCAGACCGGCCTGCGCATAGCTCATGGTTTCGGTGATTTCCTTAAACGGCGGCTTGCGCCAGCGCTTGCCGCGCTTCACCCGATACCCCAGCTTTCGCAGCCTTTTCGCCTGCGCCAGCGTGGCCATTTTCCCCGGCGGTGCGGGCTTGCCGGCGCTGCGCGCCCGGACGCTGGTTTTCATCCCCTCCTGCTGTGCGTACCCGACCGTTCCCGCCGGCACGGGCTTATCCCCGTTGCGGTAGCCGCCACCCTGCAGATACAGGCGCACCGCCTCAATCTCTGGCATTTCGCGGATGTGCAGCAGGTTCGGCAGATTGCGCAGCATCTTCCCCCGGCGGCGCGTTTTGCGCGCCTGCCACGGCGTGCCGTCCGGTGACTGCTGATTGCGAACGTTGCGCTTTGCCGCCGGGATCACGCCGTATTTCGCCATTCGCCAGATAAGCCGCTGGCGCTTTTTCTGCGGCAGCTCCAGCTTTGCGATTTCGCGGCGCATCTCGCGCAGCTGCGCGGCGTTGATTTCAGCCCCGAAAATCACTCTGTCGCCCCCGGCGTGTCGCTGCCCGGCGCATAGACCAGCGCGCTCAGCGCCGTCCAGATTTCCGCCTCTGCCAGCCGGTAGCGCCCGCCCTGATAGGGGATTTCCCCCTCATCGTCCGGCACTATCACAAGCCGTTCCGCCATTGGCACCGTTACGGTAACGATGGCGGTTTCCTCGTCGATCAGTTCAATGTCCCAGTCCGGATCGGCGTTGGTAATGCCGACCTGGCTGAACAGCTCGCGGTCCGCGATATCCATCGCAAGCCAGACCTCAAGCAGCGCCATCAGCAGGCGCGGATCGCACTCGCGGTACGGGAACCGCTCCCACATCAGCTCGGCGTCATAGCGGATGACGGCAAGCTGCACCTGCCCCATGCCCATATCCCGCGCGGCGGGTACTGTCTTCAGCCCGGTCATTTCACTGGTGAACGACTGCATGGCACGCGCAGGCATAACCGTCTGAATAAAGCTGGTCAGTGATTCCAGCTGGCTCTGTTTATTCATACCTGCCTCACCGTGGCGCGTTTCAGCCCTTTAATCAGGCGGATCGTGACTGACGCCTCCGCAAGCAGTCCCTTGCGCGTTTCATCGCTCTCCTGTCCCGGATGCGACTCGCGGCGGCCAACTGACGCAAACTCGCCCATCAGGTCCGCTTTCGCCCTGGCATACACCGCTTTTTTATACTGCGCTGCCAGCTGACTGGTGCCGCCCATGCTTACGCCCGGCACGTCAGCGGCGGTCTGATACCCTGCCGCCCGCTGCTTTTGCTGCACACTGGCAAGCGCGCTGTTCACCTCCGCCGCTGCGGTCAGCAGCGCATTGGCCACCGTTTCCGCATCCACGTCCGCCGGAATGCTGCGGCTGCGCTGGAAGTCCGACAGGTTCATATCCGGCCAGAATCCATCGTTGGTCAGCGGGTTGTCCTGGTAGTCAATCGGCTTGCCACTGAACATAAAATTTCCCGTTAAAAAGGTGGGCTGACCGGAATCCGCGGCGCATTACATTGCTGTTCTGCCCTCATCCGCGCCCACCCGGCTTGCGGTAGTCGTTATTCAGGCGTCAGCGCCCGGATGCGCGCCGCAATCGTCCTGCGCATCGTGCTCACGCCTGCTTTGTGATACTTCGCCTCGGCGGCCGCCAGCAGCCGGTCAGCGGCTGACAGCGTTTCAACGCTGTCAATCGCTGCCGCCCGCGCCTGTCCCTGTTCATCGCGCAGCATCAGCAGCCCCGCGAATTTGAACCATTTGGCGGTAATTTCCTCGTGCAGCCGCCAGCGCTGCGTAACGTTCTCAAACGTGCGCGAGAAATACGGCTCTAAGTCCTCACCCGCCTGGCTTGCCTGCTCTGCCCAGTTCATCATCTGATCGGCCACGAAAGCCGGGAATTTTGATTTGATGTTCTCCGGCGTGGCCTGCCCCTGCTCAATGGCAATGTCGGCCCAGTCCAGCGCCTGATCGAACTGACCTACGTCAAACAGCCAGACGACGCAGTACGCGAACACCGGATTGGCGTACACGCGGCCCAGTTCGAGATAGCTCTCAACCGTGGGCAACCACTTCGGCAGCAGCACATCACGCTTCATTTCCACGCGATCAGCCGTGGTAGCGAGGCTGCGTAATACCTCCACGTCTGCGGTGATTTCCTGCATCTGCAGGTGAAGGCTGGCCGTGGTGTTCACTTCCTCAAGCCGCGCCTGCTGCTGCTGCATGGTCACGCGCTGGCTGTGTCGCTGTGCGGGTGAAAGACTCATGTTTAGCCCTCGACCGGTTCGGTCACCTTGCCGATAGTCACGGCATTTTCATCAATGGCCGCGTACAGCTCCGGCACCTCAACTGCGTAACCCTCATTGCGCAGGTACTTGTTTTCGTACTGCTTGCGGTCGTCCACAAACTCCGCCTTGCGCTGGCGCGTGCCGCGCTGCGTGTAGATGTGCAGGTTTGACAGCGGCGTGACCACCATGCGCTTACCCGGCATAAACGGCGGGATAATCGCGGTGCGCCCGGCAATGGTGCTGCCCAGCATCTGCGCAGCGATTTTCTCTGTTGGCTTGTCCGCCTTCTGATACAGACGGTACTGCTCCGCCGCCACCAGATCGGCACCAACCAGCACCACCAGACGCGGGTCGTTGCGGAACTGCGCGGGGATTTTGGCGTTAATCAGATCAGAGGCCATCGCATCCAGCGAGTGATAATCACCGGCATCGTCCAGGGTGACCGGGTCGGTCATAATCTGGAAGCCGTCTTTAAAGTCGTGCATGCGCTGATGCCAGCCAATGTTGACGTCTTCGCCGTTCGGGTTTTGCTCCGGATCGGTGCTTGCGGCAACTTCCTTGCCGTTAAAGCCAATGCGCAACATGTCCAGCGCAAACGCCTGATTAGAGAAGGTCTGCACCAGCTGGAAAAACTCATCTTCGCTCCCGGCGTTGGCCCAGATGGAAAGCAAATCCCACTTGAGCGCCGCACAGGAATCGGTCTCGACCAGCTTGTAATCATTGCCATCCACGCCAACGCGGCGCATAAAGCGGCCGTCCGCCTTACGCCCTGTGTGCAGCGCAGATGCGCCAACGGAAACAACCTGCCCGCTCAGCTGGTCCACGTCCGCGACGGTGATCATGTCGAGGAACTCAACTGACTCCAGCAGCGCAGCGCGAAGGCTGGTTTCCTGCGGATCGGTTAATTTGAATGCACGGGACAGGTCATTAACGCTGTAATGCTGCGCAAGTCCGGCAGCATACGCGTCAATAAACTGCGCCGCTTTCTGGTTTAACTGCATAAATAATCCTCTCGCGATAATTGCGAATTAATATTTTTCCCCGGCAGGCGGAAGATTAAATAAATTTAAACTCGCGGCTTTGTGGCTTGCTGCCGCGATCATGCTTAGGCAGCTGCGTAATTTTATTATCCAGCTTGGCGAAGTTTTTAATCACCGAACCGATGTTTTCACGCAGCGTGGCGAATTCCTGCGTATCTACCACTTCCGCAATGGTATCTACATCTTCCTGCGTGCTTTCCAGTTTGGATTCCAGCGAAGCCACACGGCCTTCCAGATTATTCAGGGCTTCCGCCAGCGCCTGCAATTTATCATCGGCTGCCGGTACATCCGCACCTTCCTCGCCATCTGCAAATTTTTTCGGGTTAATGCCGAACAATTTTTGCCAGTTTTTCATATCTGTTTCCTGTTCCACTTTTCCATTCCGGTCAAACTTATAGCGATAGCTGCCGGGTTTGATTTTTTTGCGCCGGCTAAAGCGCATCCGTGAAGTGCCCACGCTGGCAGGCGAGTCCGTAGCCGCCAGCCCTTCGAGATAGCTGCGCCCAGTGCCGCGAAAGTTTCCGTCCTCGGTCAGTTCAACCGAAAAATAAAGAAGCTGATCGCGCTTATTGGCTTCAATCAGGCTCATGTTCGGGCTGATTTTTGCGTACAGCCTTACCAGCCCGTCATTACCTTCCTGCCACATCAACTCTTTTACGCTGCCACCATTTCCGTAATAGCGCTCATGCTCCGGCCAAATAAGTGCAGCGTATAATTCAGGGTCGTATGTTTCAGCAGCATCGATTAACCATTCCCGCTTTAACTCCCGGCGGTCAACCGTATCCCCCTCGGTGGCAATACACAGCCAGTCAGTGCATAACTGTGACATATTTTTTCCTGCCCTCCGTAACAGCAGGGCCATTATTAATGAATTACACCCCCGCCGCACGCTGACAAATTCCAGTACGTTCGGATATAAACGTTTATCCGCACTGATACGAACAGAAGCGGGGTTTTTATTTAATCCGGGACTGCATAATATCCATCAGACAAATAAAGGAATGATATTTACTGATGGCTAAATACAGCGAAGAATTACGCGGCGTTGCGCGCGCCCTGTATTTAAGGCGAAATACGCCGAAGGAAATCGCCAGTGAACTGAATCTGCCTAACGCGCGGATTATTTATTACTGGGCGGAAAAGGAAAGCTGGGCGGACCTGCTGAGTCACGAAAGCACGGAAGACGCCATCGAGCGCCGCATCCAGCTGCTGACCAGCCGCGACGGCAAAACCGAGCTGGAGCTTAAGGAGCTGGACCAGCTGATCGCGCACTCGGTGAAGCTGCGCGCGCAGCAGAACAAGCACAAAGAGAAGCTGGCCGCCGCACGTCAGGAATCAAACAGTGGCGGCAGCGGCGAAAGCTATGCCATTCACGAACAGGGCGATCAGCCGCGCGGTAAGCGCAAATACAACAAAAATGACGTGTCCGGGCTGACGGAAGATGATCTGAACGCATGGGCAGAGGAACATCTTTTCGGCTATCAGAAGCATCTGCGCCTGAACATCGGGCAGCAGGTGCGCAACATCCTCAAGAGCCGCCAAATCGGGGCGACCTGGTACTTTGCCTTTGAGGCGTTTGAAAACGCCGTGCTGACCGGTGACCCGCAGATTTTCCTGTCCGCGTCACGGGCGCAGGCAGAGGTATTCCGCTCGTACATCGTGAATATCTCTCAGGAGTATTTCGGCATCACGCTGACCGGCAACCCTATCCGGCTCAGCAACGGCGCAGAGCTGCGTTTCCTCTCCACAAACAAAAATACGGCGCAGTCGTACAGCGGACACCTCTACTGTGACGAATATTTCTGGGTGCCTAACTTCGCGAAGCTGAACGAAGTCGCCTCAGCGATGGCCACGCACGATAAATGGCGCACCACCTACTTTTCCACGCCGTCCGCGAAAACGCACCAGGCTTATCCGTTCTGGACCGGCGAGGAATGGAAGAAAGGCAGCAAAAAACGCGCCGCCGTGGTGTTCCCGACGTTCGACGCCATGCGCGACGGCGGGCGCCTCTGCCCCGATGGCCAGTGGCGCTACGTCATCACCATGGAAGATGCGATCGCTAACGGCTTCAATCTGGCCAGCATCGACAAGCTGCGAAACCGCTACAGCAAAGACACGTTTAACATGCTGTACATGTGCGTGTTCGTTGACAGCAAAGATGCGGTTTTCAGCTTCAGCGACCTCGAAAAGTGCGGTGTTGACGTGGCTTTCTGGCAGGACCACGACCCCAAAGCGCGCCGGCCTTTTGGTGATCGCGCCGTATGGGGCGGCTATGACCCTGCCCGTTCTGGCGACCTGTCCACCTTCGTGATTCTGGCACCACCGGTGCTGGCCGGCGAGAAATTCCGCGTGCTGGATATCATCAACTGGCGCGGCATGAACTTCCGGCATCAGGCCAGCGAGATCAGGAAACTTTTTGCCCGGTACAACTTCACGTATCTGGGCGTTGACGTAACCGGCATCGGCCAGGGCGTTTACGACAACATTCACCCGTTCGCCATGCGCGTGCTCAAACCCATCCGCTACGACCTGAACACCAAAAACCGGCTGGTTCTCAAAGCGGCGGACGTGATCGAGAGCGGTCGCATTGAGTGGGATGCGGAGCTGAAAGAGGTGGCCGCCTCGTTTATGTCCATCCGGCGCGCTGTGACTAAAGCGGGCGGCGCGGTCACCTTTGTTGCGGACCGCACGGCGGAAACCGGCCACGCAGAGGCAGCCTGGGCGATTATGCACGGATTAGACAACGAGCCGCTTAACTACGAACACAAACCAACATCCAAATGGAAGTTTCAGAAGGCAGCATGAAAAAACGATATAAGCAACGCGCCGGCGGCGCACAGCAGGCAACAGGCAAGCGCAAAATGTCGGTGCTGCGCTTTGGCAAACCCGAGCCGGTACTCACCACCGGCACCGATTACCGCGATGTGTGGTACGACAACGATTTTGATCACTACAGCCTGCCGATTGACCGGCTCGCACTGGCGCAGCTGGTAAACCTCAACGGCCAGCACGGCGGCATCCTGCACGCGCGTAAAAACATGGTGCTGTCGGATTATCTGGGCGGCGGTCTGACGTATGACAATCTGGAAGCCGGCGCGATGGATTTTCTGACGTTCGGGGATCTGGCCATCGTTAAAATCCGCAACGGCTGGGGCGACGTGGTTGCCCTGGAGCCAATGCCCGGCCTGTACATGCGCCGCCGCAAAGACGGTGAATTTGTGGTGCTACAGAAAGGTGAGCCGCTCGTATACAGCGAGGATGATGTAATTTTCATCCGCATGTACGACCCGCAACAGCAGATTTACGGCCTGCCGGATTATATCGGCGGCATTCACTCCGCATTGCTGAACAGCGAGGCGGTGATTTTCCGCCGCCGCTACTACCACAACGGCGCGCACACCGGCGGTATCCTTTACACCACTGACCCGAACATGACGGACGAGGTTGAAGAAGAGATCGAGCAGCAACTGGCCAACAGCAAGGGGATCGGCAACTTCAGCACGATTCTGGTTAACATCCCCGGCGGCGATAAAGAAGGCGTGCAGTTTATCCAGATGGGCGACATTGGCGCGAAAGATGAGTTTGCGAACGTGAAGAACATTAGCGCGCAGGACGTTCTGAACGCCCACCGGTTCCCGGCAGGTCTTGCGGGTATCATCCCGCAAAACACTGCAGGGCTGGGCGATCCGGAAAAGGTTGAAGCGACCTATAAAAAAAACGAGGTGGCGCCGCTACAACGCCGCCTCATGCTGGCGGTGAATGGTGACCCGGACGTGCCTGAACACCTGCACCTAAAATTTGACCTTAAATCAACCGACAAGGATGCGGCACGATGCGAAAACGTATAAAATCCAGGCATACATTTCATGCCGGAGCCGCAAATATGCGCGTGTTAAAAATTGAGTGCCCAGAGTGCAAATCAAAGGCGGTCATCCGTAAAACCAACCGCAAACATCGCGATATTGCTGATATCTATTGCGCATGTGCTGATGTTGAATGCGGGCACACATTTGTTATGAATTTGACTTTTTCCCACACGATCAGCCCAAGCGCCAAAAAAGGCGATTTACTGATTCAGCAGGTGATCAGCAGTATGTCTGCAGAGCAGAAGCAGTTGACACTCAAACTGCTTCAAGCCTCTTGATTTGAACGCCCCTCATTAGCAGGGGCTAGCCCTCTCGCCTCACTTTTCAGATCGGCCAACAGGTCTTCAGTTAGCTCACCAAGCCACTCACCCAGCAGTTCCCGTCGCTCATCTTCAGCCGGCGAATGAGCCATCATTCTCACAATGAAATCAATCCTTTCAACCTTAACAATCTGACTCAAAGAAGCAGACATTTACACCTCCTTTACGGCTTAATACTGTATGCCCATACAGTATAATAACCATTAAAAAATATGAACCTTTTTTTGAGATTCATCCACTGTAAATTCTTTGCATTACCGGGTGTTAAGCTTATGTCCAGCCCGGCCAGCACTCGTTTTCAATGCCATCAGTAACATCCATAAGCCGCTCCGCTTTGTATCGCACCGCACCATGCCCCCGATATGAGATCGCCGCCCCGCTTAAAAGCAGTGCAATTTCTTCGTCACTGCCCTCAAACCCCCTGGCTTTCAGTTCCATTTCTAACCGCCGGCGCTTCGGCCCCGTACAGTTATTGACAGAACTCCAAGGGGCGGCGTTGCCGCCAGAAAAACCCGCCTCCGCTGACGCTTCGGCCAGTTTGGCGACCTTTTCCCACTTAACGAGACGTGTCGGCACTTCGGACCCGAGTGCGCGCGGGCAATAAACGCCCTGAACCCGCTGAACGTCTTCGCCGTATTCGTTGCCACACTCTGTAATTTCGTATGCCAGGCGCACCACCAGATCGCCACGAGCGACGAGCGGCCCGCCCTGCGCATGTGTGTACGCTGCCCAGTCAACCGCAACACTGGCCGAGGCCAGCACAGCATCCATTTCCGGGTTACTTACCACCTGATCACCCAGTCGGCGCAGTTCGCGCCATACCGTCACAGGCGCGCCGCCGATTTGCTGAAACTGACGAATGCGCCAGCGGGAAGCCCACGCGGAGACGGCCTTAGCCATATCCCGAGCGTTGCCGCCCGTCTCGCCGTCTTCCTCGCCATCGAGCGCGTAACCATCGATATTCTTTGAAATATATTTGGCAATGTAACCAGTGGCTGAGCCTTTAGCAGTATCAATAGGCTCAACGTGGAATCTGGCTTCCAGACTTTTGGGCGTGTTCAGTTCTTCGCTGTCAGTAATACGCGCGTAGTAACACATAATGTCGCGCACTTCGTCGATGTGCTCCGGACGCATGAAAAGCAGCATATGCCAGTGCGGTGTCCCGTCGTGATGCGGCTCAACCACACGAAAGCCAAAAACGTGAATATCTGCACGGGACAGCGCAGCGCGGATTTTTGCCCAGACAGAGCAAAGGTATTTTTGAGTGTCACGGGGGCTGGCCCCGTTCCACTGGGATACGAAACCGCCCTTGCTGTGTACAGCGTGAAAACGTGACGGCGCGGTGATCGTGTAGAAGTCACCGGCATAACCTTCGTGGTTCGCGATATCCTCAAAACCGCGCATTCTCGCCATCAGCTCACAGCGGCGGATCGCCGGGTTAGCGTTGCTGCGATTGACCATATCAGCCAGCGCCACCCGGTCACCGTCCTCATTGATGAGATCGAACTTTTTGAAAAACTCACGGTTACGCTTCTTCTGCTCAAGCCATTCACCGAGCGTGCTGCGCGAAACGTAGGGGCTGGCTGCTTTCTGCACCTGCCCAACGGCGATGGACATATGCTCACGCTGCAGATCACGACGACGCTGAAGGCGCACGCGCCACCACTCAGGCGACATCATGCGCAAAAGACCGCTCTCAGCGTGGCGGCGCTTTATCTTTCCGGTCTTTTTAGCTGACTGCCAGTAAGGCGGGATTGTGCCGCATTTAAGTGCTTCTTTAGCCAGGAATGCGTAGCCATCTGCTGTGCGCTGGGCTAACTCCTCACCGCTTACCTTGTCGTTAGTAGCAGTCATTTCAGCCCACGAGTGAAACGCTTCGCCTAAATGGCTGGCCACGTTATAAGCCAGATCGCGGATGCGGTCCCGGTCATATCCCGGCAACTCGTCCAGATTATCTTTGAACGGTGACGGCATACCGGCTGTGTAATCACGCTGCCATGCCGCATTAACTAGCTTCAGACGTGGCAATACGCTCTTGCCGATGGTGTCGCGCAAGAACGTATTGGCACGGCGGCGGCCGTTTTTTTCTGACTTAAGAAGCGCCTCATAGCGCTGGCCAAAATACCCGGCCAGATAATCAGGGATATCGTGCAGATACTGGCTGCGCCAGTCATGATCGGTTGCGTCGCAGTGCCAGAGTTTCAACTCGGTATGAGTAATTCCCTGTGGTGCACCGGGCGAAAAGAACTCACGCCGCATTTTATTGACGGCGTGGTATTGACCATTATGATTTAGAACTTCATGAACGCTCACATCCACCTCAAGGAAGCTATGGAAGACAAATATCTGAAAGATTGCGAACGTCCCGATTATGATGTTCGCATCACTGAATGGTTGGCCGCTCAGAAAAACGATTCATGCATAGCGTCATATAAAATCGCTCTGTTTCATGACGGATACCTATACCGCTCTATTAGCTGCAACGGCCTCTCGGAGTATGTGGCTGCATCGGAGTTTCTGAAGTCGCTGACACTGGTAAACTGTTTAGATAGCACAGCCACTTTTCGCGGTTTTGACGCAGTGTTCGCAACTCTTCAGGACTATAAAAAAGCCTTTCCAGCTCGTCAGCCGCCTCTTTAACACTCGTTTTTTGAGCACACTTCAGCACATACATTGCAAGGGTAAACGCTTCCTGTGATGGCTTTTCCGAAGACAGCATATGGACGTTATTACTCACTATGGTTACCTCATGGCTGGGATGTTGGAAAACTGACTGCAATAATTTCTGACGCGGTACTGCCGCCGCCAGTGGCGGCACCCACTGAACGCGCAACAGTGATTTTATGCAGGTCGAAACGGCCATAGCCGTAATGGGAATGAGTCAGATCGCTGTCACTGTTTGAAGCGATGACCGGATACCCCTTTTCAGCCAGGCTAACCAGCATTGCCGCCAAACGCTGCTGACAGGCCGCATCAAAGTCTGCTGAGTGATATTTTGTGAAGCTGGCTTTACCTCGCTCAGGGTTATACGGCGGATCGCAGTAAACCACGTCGCCCGGCACTACCAGCTCAAGCGTTTCAGCGAAGTCAGCGCAGACGAAAGACGAGCGCTTACCCTTCTCAGCAAAAGCGCGCACCTCAGTCTCTGGAAAATAAGGGGATTTATATTTGCCGTATGGCACATTGAATTCGCCGCGCAGGTTGTAACGGCACATCCCGTTATATCCGTGGCGGTTCAGGTAGAGGAAACTAGCTGCCAGCTCAACGGATGAGGCAGCGCCATGATTCAGGCGATTACGTACGCAGTAGTAGAATTCCCCGCGCTGCGACTCACTGCCAACGCTGCCGGCAGCAAATAACGCCTCCAGCTTAATCAGCAAAGCATCGGTATGATGCGCCATCATGATGTAGGCATTTACCAGGTGATGATTCGCATCAGCGATCAGATACGAATCGTAATCGGTATTCATCATCACAGCGCAGGAACCGGCAAACGGCTCAACGAGTCGCTTACCGGCTGGCAGATGTTTAAGCAGCTCAGGCATTACGCGGACCTTGCTCCCGGCCCACTTCAGCGGCGGTTTTACTGCCATAACGCACCGCCTTTACCGTCAATAGCCTCGGATTCCTGGCGGATCAGTTCGACGATTTCGGCGGCTGACAGGTCGCTGTTCGCTGCATGAGTAGCCAGGCGATCAAGTCGGCCAGAGATTTTCGTGGCCACATCTTTACCCCCATCGATGCGCGCCTGTGTGCAAAGCTCCTGCACCAGTTCGGCGCTGCCGGCTGATGGCTTTTCAATGTCCTGACGGGTCATTTTCATGGTGTTTTCTCCAGCTCAGAGCGCACGAATCCCCGGCTATCCAGAGGAAAGCCGCAAAAACGTGCGCTTTATGATTAGTGTTTGGTCAGCAGGGTATTCAGAATTGCAGAACGAAAAGGCCGGTTGCGCACTTGTGATTCATTCGGCGCTGTCAGCAGATGCAGCTCAAAAGAGTTACTCCACCATGCCCGGATCATCGCAACGACTGGCGACGCCCCCAGAAAGCCCGAGGCAAAATACAATGTGCGGATTGCGCTGATTGCTTCTGTCTGTTGCGTGCGGCACTCAGCCTCACGGAAGGCGCGGCACCAGAACGCAGTGCTGGCAAGCAGCCACTGTGTTTTATCGTCAAGGTGAACCGTGTCATTAAAAACGAACTGTTTCAGTGCAACGGTAACGCCCTGATCGTCGCATTTGCTGATGAAGAATTTCGCGTACTCAGCAGTAACGCCCCAGTCGCGGAAATCCTCCATCAGCCCTTTTTTCTCGACAGTAATGATATTCATAACTTTTCCTCAATGTGCACGATTGGTTACGTGTTCGCGCAGCCGCTGCCGCGCCTGAATCAGTTCATGCGCAGGTGTACCCGGCACGGTTGGCACCGAACGCGCAGCGCGCAGCGCAGACGGTGAAGGTTTTTTCTCCTGTTGAAACGCCAGCGGACCCAGCACCTTGAACATTTCAACCATGCACTTAAGCCGCTGCAGGCCGCGCTTAATCTGGTGCAGCTCTCTGTTAGAAAACTCGCCCCATGAGTAGCGACAGTGACGGGCTTTGAGTCCAGCCGCGTGAAGGATAATCCCGCGCTGATGCTCGCTCAGCCGTTCCCAGATGCTGTGCGCCTGCGTACTGTGGCCAGACACCATCTGGCGAAGCACGCCCAGCCATTTCTCGTCATTTGCTTTCACGGTTCTCCCCCTGATTTTTACGGGTTAATGCAGGATTCCAGCGGCGGCCGTCTGGCAGCTGAATTGACCCATGGCCAAACGATGGCAGCTGCTGAACGGGTGACTGGCGTTTCAGGAAATTCACGAATACAAACATGTTCCACCTCACGCGACGATGCCGGGCATAGACGCGCTGACCACATCAACAGCAGCAGCCAGCACCGGCATGGTTTGGAAACGACTCTCAACGGAATAGACGAGCAAAGACAGGCTGCGGATCGCATCGCTGGCTTTGTCCAGAATCTGATTGCGGCGCGCAACGGTCATCTTTTCCGTTGAAACCGCTTCTCCGGCGATAGCGCCAACGCTGGCCACCGCGGTTAATGCACAAAACTGCATGTTTTCAGGTTTGGCGTTGTTGACCGGCACTGATGGCTGACAATTAAGCTGACGCAGCAGACCATCTAAAAGCGTCGGGTCTTCGGTGTGATCGATGATGGCCAGCAGTTCTGGCAGCGTAAGCTGATGCGGTTGGTCAGGATTCAGCTTGTTGCGTAAGGTTGCGGGCTGCATCCCAACAGCTTTAGCCAAATCGGTGATGTTATGCGCCAACGAAAACCGGCGGCAGGCACAATCAAGATAGTTGCGTACGGAAACTTTGTAATCGTACATGCTTCGCACCTTACGAATTGATAGCCTGAAATTACGCGTTAAGCGAAACGTTGCATTCGCTTAATGCCATTACGGTTAGGGCAGCCATGTTTACTTCAACTAAGCCCTTTTTCTGCGCGCCTTTTGGCTTGATAGGCAGCTTGCCGTAAGAAATCAGGTTTTCAGCAGTACTTTTAGACATGCCTGTGCGGCGGCAATACTCATCAAGAGGGATGTATGGATCAGGAATCACGATTGTAATGTTGGGACGCATAATGCAAACTCCTTAGGTTATGGATACGCCAATATCCATCAATATAAGCCATTATCTACAAACAGGAGTTAGGTTAGTTAGATAAAATCTACATGTCAACACCATGTAGACAAAATCTACACACCGAAAAATTATGGCAAGATTCAGACTTGATCCAGAAACAGATAGCGCCCCAGTACTTGATAGGGTCTTGGAGGCCTACGGCTACACTCATAGGCTTCAGTTAGCTGAACATTTGGGCATTGCTTCAAGCTCAATGTCGGCACGCTATAAGCGCGGGGGGCTGCCTGCTGACATAATGTTGAAATGCATTGCGGAAACAGGTGTCAACCTAGAATGGTTGGCTACTGGACACGGTAGGAAATTTGATGATGAAGAACTCGACATTCTCAAAATGCCAAGACGCAAAATTGTCGATGGCCAAATTTATGATGCTGGCATCTTCATGTTAGATAAAATTTCTTTTTTGCCCGGCGTGCCGCTACCGACTGAGCCAATTTGCATCCTCGAAGGTAATACCCAATCAATTGTCGATACCACATTCAATGAGGTTTATGACGATCAGTGGTTAGTTGAAATTGAAGGAAAAATCAGTATACGTACCCTCACTCGCATACCGATTCAAAAAGTAAGAGTTAGTGGTGTGGGAATGGCATTTGATTGCGGTTTAAACGATCTAAGCGTATTAGGCCGCGTAGTTCTAACGATTAAATAATATGCCTCCAAAAAAACTCAGCGACGGCCAATGGTTGGCAGATTTTTATAGCGTAAACCGGTCAGATGGAAAAAAAGGCAAGCGTGTCCGTAAAAAATTCCCCACTAAGGGCGAAGCTTTAGCTTATGAGAATTACATATTAAATAAAGTTGAAGAGTCGCCTTGGTTAGGTGAAAAGAAGGAAAAAAGGAAACTTACAGATTTAGTACATCTATGGTTCGATAGACATGGCATTACATTGCGTGATGGTGAAAAACGCAAAAGCGCTATGTTGTGGGCTGCGGAGTGTATGGGCAGCCCTTTGGCTAGCGAGTTTAACGCGCAACTCTTTACAGCTTACCGTGCTAAAAGGCTAGACGGTCAGTTTGCACGCACCAAACGGATTAGCCAAGTCTCTCCACGAACAATGAATCTTGAACACGCCTATTTCTTAGCTGTATTTAATGAACTAAAAAGGCTCGGAGAATGGACAGCCCCTAACCCTCTTGAGAATGTCCGCCAGTTCCGCACTGATGAAAGTGAAATGGCGTATTTAACTAATGATCAAATAGACGCCCTTTTGGCTGAATGCCGCAATAGTAGCGCGAAGGATTTAGAGACTATTGCAAAGCTGTGTTTAGCCACTGGTGCCAGATGGGGTGAGGCCGAAAACCTTAAGCGTAGCCAGCTTTCAGCAGGTAAAATCACTTTTGTTAAAACAAAAGGGAAACGTAACCGCACTATACCGATTGATTCAGAACTACTTAACGAGCTACCTAAAAAAACAGGCAAACTATTTTCACCTTGCTATTATGCATTTCGTTCAGCAATTGAACGGGCTGGTATCGAGTTACCCCCCGGTCAGCTAACTCATGTACTAAGGCACACCTTTGCAAGTCATTTTATGATGAACGGCGGCAACATTTTAGTCTTGCAAAAAATCCTCGGACATACCGACATTAAAATGACCATGCGATATGCGCACTTTGCACCAAATCACCTTGAAGAAGCACTACGACTGAACCCCTTAAAGTGTCGCAAAAGTGTCGCACCAACATAAGATTATTGGCTTATACTGGACTATATTGGCTCTATAAATTATTGATTTTGAACTATGTTATTGATTTTCTGTTGATTGCTATGGTTCTCATAATCGCTTGGTCGCTGGTTCAAACCCAGCAGGGGCCACCAAATTTAGTAATGTAAATCATGCAATTAAGCCACTTCTCTCTTGGTGGCTTTTTTGTTTCAAATTAATGTCCCCTTTTTGTCCCCCCACATTTTTCCTTTAACTTCACAATTGCATTTAAGAACGCCAAACTCAGTGAAACTTAAACACAGCTCTAAAAATCCGCATCCTGTAACCGCATCATTCCCCTGATCGTTGTCGAGCTTTACTGAATTGTTCAATTTTTTGCTTAACTACATCCGAGGAATGTGCATCAAGACGTTCGCCAAATGCCTCATCCGACCTTTTTAGAAGGATGATTTCTTTAGGAATAAATTCACTTCCCCCTTCTGTTTTGTCAGTTAATACTAGATTTTCGCCTTCTAACTTTACGTCAACAACTGCAAATAGATATTTTTTACCCATAATAATTTCATAGACATATCCAACACCCGACTTTCTAAAGGCATGTTTGTACCCTTCCAATAAGAAGTAATCAGTAATTTGTGGCGTTGCTCGAATAAAATTCCTGATAGCTGGAGTTGAAATTATCCCATCGAACTTACCATCATAAACATTCAAATCCATCGTTGTTTGATTATCGTTTTCTAACCATTCATTTGCTGAAATTGAACCTTCATTGTCACTTTCAGTTCGTGATGACCATGAGCCACTCATTGATGGTGTAGATAAATACCACTCCTCAACCAGATTATAGTTTTTCTTAACTAAATCCGAGTCTACTGTCGAAATTGTAAAAATAGCTCCAACAATAGCAGCTACGATGAAATACCATTTTTTAATTAATTCCATTCCCAAATCCATTTAATATTAGAATTACTGCATCATTTTAAATGAACAAGCCAGGTTTTTAAAACTTTGCCTATGGTAACATGTCAGAATATAACAATATCCTTTAGGTGTTACTACTTTTTTATTTGAACAGAACATCTCACGCTCCTTTATTTATAAAAAACATTTTAAATATTAATCAAAATGGAACCATGGTGAATAGTTTCTGAATCATTGCATTTCAAATAAACCTTGTGTAATATTTCTAACTCACACTCGTAATCAACGACGCCCTTAACAAAATCCTCCAGGCTTCCAGCTCCGCTTTTGAAAAAATCGGACTTAATCTTATTGCTTACACTTTCATCAATTGAATAACTATTATCATGTGACGCGTATTTAATTGCTAAAAAAATTCCATAATGAGCTATTGAAGTTTTAGGCTGAGATGATAACTCAATAAATCTCGCACTTTCGTTAAACTTATCTAATGAACGTGTATTGATGTTGGCATTGCGAATAAATGGGCAACGAAAGTTTGTTAGAGAAGTAATTACCTGCTTAACAGTAAAGCCCATTTCTAAATAACAGAAACACATTAGCAGCACTAGCAAACGATCACTTACCTGGGTTTCATGCGTTATATTATTATCATCACTAACTTTAATGTATTTATTACCATGTGCAATGTCATCACGAAAGCGCTTAATTAATTTAAAGTCTTCATCTGTGAAACCAATAACATCTTTCAGATCTTCATTCATTTTGGCCATCAAAAACCTATATTTCCCTTGGAATGTCCTCTCGAAAGACCTTCTCAATCCCATAATTCTTTCTTTGATTAAACCAAATACCTCACTATCAATATCACTTAGATTAACTGTAGATTCAAAGCTATCTAAAGTTTCCTTCATTTTAGTTTTTAGCTGATTGAATGTGTTTTCATCCATATATCCTGTTTTGGATGGCGTTGTGTGACTAGCAAACATTTCAAGAACAATTATTCTAGATAAGATCTGATATTCCCAAACGCCCCTATATTCATAAGAAGTTGGAAGTCTATTCCAAATTTCTCTAAATGAATCTTTTTTAAAATAATTTTTAAAAATGCACCCCCAAGAATCATCTCTAACAATATCAATATAACTCTTGAATGCATGGAACTTATCACTCAGAGGTTCTTGGGAATCTAATGCAGTAGGGAAATATAAACTTTTAAACGTTGCACTACTGGAACTCAGATAAGTATTAACGCTTTGTATTGAAATAAACACTCCAACTAATAAAGAAAAGAAGTTTCTAATCTCATGACAAAGTTCATTGGCCTCATTTAGCCCTAACAAACCATCATTTTTCTTCAGAATAATGCTATATTCTGTAATGACGCTGGTTTTCAAAAAACCTTCACTTTCAAAATCAATCCTTCGACTATTTTCAATACTATAGCTGACGCCCTTGAAAATGAATTCTTCACTGAATGAATCTATGCTAATATCGCAAGAGATAATATCCCCATCGTTCTTAAACGGTTGAACTTGCTCAAACCACGTTGATAGCCCTGTAAAAACGATTTCTAAAGTATCAAAATTAAGTTCACCATTTCCAAGAGAGACATAATTACAAAAAATCGTAAGGTCTCTAACGTCTACAGCGTGCAGTGTAAAACTAGCATTTGAATCCCTGTCTCGGCAAATTACATTATCTTGACCTGAGTTAATGTTTTTTAAATTTAAAGATAATTCTTTTGAAAATTCATCGAAACTTAGACGCGGAATACTCCCTTTACCAAAACTTAAAGTTCCAGTAAAATTTTCATCATTAATTGGGACGATGACTTTATATGTATGAAGTTTGAAGAAATTAACTGATTTATATGCCACTTTAATATCTCCTTAATTATAAACTAATTTTATCCCAGGGCGCATACGCAGCCTGCCACGCTTCATTCTTATTCGAAAATGGTTCATCTGCAATGCGCAACCATTCCAGCCTTCCATTCTCAACTTTTTTGAATCTTACATCCCAGAACTCACCGCGTGGCCAAAGCACGTATCTGTTATGTGGCCCCCACGCTTCATTCCAGATCACATCATCTGTAAGTTTTTCACAACGCGCCATAAACAAAAAAAGTGCGCCGTTGATAGAAATTTTCCTCAT